CAACCTATGGGCGGTTGGCGGCGATACGCTGTATCGGCTCAACACAAACGGGGGCTTCCGCAAGATCGGCTCCGGAATCTCCGGCCTCTCGCCCGTGGTCATGTGCGACAACGGGAATCAGGTCATGGTGATTAACGGCGTTGCCGGGTACATCGCGACGGTCGCGACGGGCGCCTTTCAGCAGATCGTCAGTCCCAACTTTTTCAGCGCCGACACCCTGACGTTTTTCGACGATGTGTTTGTCCTCAACCGGCACGGGACAAACGAATACTTTATCTCCGGGCTCCTCGACGGGCTGCTTTACAACGGGGACGACTTTGCGACGGCGGAGGCCGATTCCGGGCTCCTCATTGGCGTGGCGAAGAATCTGCAGCTCCTTTTTCTGTTTGGTCAGAACCATATCGAAATGTGGTATGACGCCGGCGCGCAGAACTTCCCCTTCGCGCGCTACGCCGGCGGCGTGATCCCGAGAGGGTGCAAGGCGGCGGGCTCGATCATTGCCCAGGACGACGCGCTGTTTTTCCTCGGCAATGACAATATGTTTTACCGGCTACAGGGCAACGTCGCGATTCGCCAATCGACCCACGCGGTCGAAAAGGCGATTTCCAGTTATGGCGACGTCTCGGACGCCTTTTGCTTCACCTACACGCTCCAAGGTCACAAGATGATTCATCTGACCTTCCCGAGCGTCCCGCATACCTGGGTTTTGGATCTGTCCACAAAACAGTGGCACGAACGCGAATCGTGGGATGAGAACAACAACAGCCTGGGCCGCTGGCGCGGCAACTGCGCGGCCGAAGTCTATAACCGCATCCTGATTGGCGATTACGCGAACGGGACCATCTGGAATCTCGACTGGAACGCCTATTTGGAGGGTGCGAACACCCTTCCGATGCTCGCCCACTCCTCGCCCGTGCATGCCGACAAACGGCGCGTGTTCGTCAAGCGCCTCGAACTGGACATGGAGAACGGCGTCGGGCTGGAATCCGGGCAGGGCTCCTCGCCGGTGGTGATGCTGCGCTGGTCGAAGGATGGCGGGCGTACCTGGTCGAAGCTGCAGCCTGCGCGCTCGCTCGGGAAAATCGGTGACTTCCAGACCCGCCAACGCTGGATCAATCTCGGGCAAGCCTATCAGTGGGTCTTTGAGCTGGTGATTACAGATCCGGTCAAACGGGTACTGATCGCCACACACGGAAACGCGAATCCTGGAATGGCCTGATGGCTCAACTCCCTCCGGCCCCGAGCGGCCAATTACAGCCGCCACTCGCAAACGTGCCGTTCACGAAGCAGGATGAGCGGTTCAAGGGGCAGGGCTATCTCACGGTCCCTGCGCTCAACTTCCTGCAATCGCTTTGGGCCGGGATACAGGGCGGCGGCGGGGTTATCGACAAAATCGCAATCCTTTTCGGGATGCACGGCGATGTTAAGATCACGACCGATGGCGTCACGACGATTCAGCCGCTTGTGGTTACGACCGGCAAAATCGCGGACCTGGCGGTTACGACGGGCAAAATTGACGACGCTGCCGTTACGACACCAAAGGTCGCGGACGGAAACATAACCACAGCGAAGCTCGCTGCGGCCGCCGTGACGACGGCAAAAATCACGGACAAGAACGTTACCTACGCGAAGATCCAGGACGTCACCGATGCGCGGATACTCGGTCGATCGGCGGGCTCCGCGGGGCCGACCCAGGAAATCACGGTTGCGACCGGGCTCTCGCTCAGTGGCGGGATATTGTCCGCATACATCTTCACCGGCGTTGTCGGGAGTCTGCCGGCGGCTGGCGCGTCCGGTGCGGGCGCGCGGGCCTTCGTGACGGATGCGCTTGGGCCGGCGTTCGCGACGGCTGTCGTTGGCGGCGGTGCGGTCAAATGTCCGGTCTATTCGGACGGCGCGGCGTGGCTTGCGGGATGATGAATCTGGAACCGGGCACGTTCCCGTGTTAGTGGTGATTCTCCGTAGCGTGTCGCCAAATCCTTAGCCAGCCTCAGATAGACAGAAAGCGATAGTCGTATTCTCTCCTCGGGGGCTGGCGGGGCTTGGGCGCTAAACCATTTTTCATTCTGACGCTTCCGCGTTCGCGCAGCAAATGGCTGTCTGCGTTTCTTTCCTATAAGGGCGCGATTGTCGGCCACGACACAGCGGTAAACTGCGACAGCGTGGGCGATTTTGTTGCTGCGGTCTCCATGATGCGCGGCACGGTTGAAACCGGCGCCATGATCGCGTGGCAGGCGCTTGTGCTGAAATTCCCGGAATCGAAGTTTATCGCCGTCCGCCGTCCGGTCGATGATGTGATGATTTCTCTGCAGCGCTGCGGCGTTCAGGTGCCATATACCGAGCTGCGCGAACGGGCGAAGATGCTCGAGGATTTCTCCTACTACCCGGGCGTGAAAAGCTGCAGCTATGAGGACCTGAAAAGCCAGTGGGTATGCCGGGACATTTTCGAAACCTGCCTCGGTGTTCCGTTCGATCCTGATTGGTACGCCAAGCTCGCCGCGACCAATATCCAGATTGATATTAAGGCCCGCATGGCGCTGTTGCGGAATCGCGCGTCGATGCTCTCCAAACTCAAAGCGGAGCTCGCAACGTGCTCGTGATTGCGCGCGAAACGCTTGCCCGTTTCTGGCCGGAGGCCGAGCCATTGATGCGGGCTCATTGCGCGGAAGTGAAAGCCTGCACGGCGGAGGAGTTTTCTTTCGACCTTCCCCAGGCGAAGGCTCTCGAAGGTGCTGGCGCTCTGCTGATCGCGACGGCGCGCGAAAGCGGGCGTCTCATCGGGTATTGCGTTTGGTTCATCACCAAATCGCTGATCACATGCCAGAAGATTGCGCTGCAAAGTGGCTGGTACATTGATCCCTCGCGGCGTGAGGGGACTCTTGCGTTGGAGCTGTTTCGCCGCTCGCTGGCGTGGCTCCGCCAATCCGGCGCCGTGGAGTGCTACCCGCACTTCTGGAATGACAGTCCGCCGCGGCTGTCGTCGTTCTTTTCCCGCCTGGGGGCCCGCCCCGCTGAAATCGTCTACAGGATGAAACTCTGATGTTCCGTGAACGGAGTTACTGCCTCGATCGCCTGATGCTTTGCGAGGTCTGTATCAGCCTCCCGGTTGCGGCCGTCGCCGGATCTGTGATCGGCGGCGGGCTGTCGGCGTATGGTTCAATGTCCGCGGCCAGCACGGAGGCCGGCGCGGCGAATAATGCCGCTGCAAACCAAATGAAAATGTATCAGCAGACGCGGAGTGACCTGGCGCCGTACATGATGGGCGGCCAAACGGCGTTCTCCAATCTGCAGAATCTCATGGGCGCGGGCGGGCCCACGGCGTCCGCGAACATGCTCAACGGCCTGCGGAATTATCCGGGATACCAATTCGCATTGCAGCAGGGGCAACAGGGTCTCGACCGCACGGCTGCGGCGAAAGGGCTCCTGCTCTCCGGCGGGCAGCTCAAGGATACCGTCAATTACAATCAGGGAATGGCGGACCAGCTCTTCGGCAACTACTTCAATCAGAACATGGACCTCGCGAAGATCGGCCAGAACTCGGCTGCGGGGGTCGGTACCCAGGGGCAGAACGCCGCTTCGACGGCCGGCAATATGCAGATGCTTGGCGCCGGCGCGGTTGGAAACGGCATCAACAATGTGGCCTCGACGTTTGGCAACACGATCAACAATTCGCTGCAGGCTTACTCGATGCTGCAGGGCTCAAACGACAACATTCCGGGGACGATCCCCATAACCCCAAGCCAGCTTACCGGGCAGTATTACCCGATGGCGGCATAGGAGACTCTGATGGCGAAACATCACAAAATGGGCATGCCGCGCGCCAGGCTGACGGGATCGCGGCCGCACATGCGCCGGCAGAAAATGTCGGTCGAAGGCCACACGGCGTTTTCGCCTCCGAAAAACATGGCCTTCCCGAGCACTCCGGGCGGCGGTGCGGCCTTCCCACAGGCGCCCGCGATGGGCGCTCCCTCGCCGGATGCTGGCATGGGGCCTGCGGCTGACGCGGGTCCGGCGCCTCCCATGCCGGCGGCTGCACCTGGTCCTACGGGCTAATTAAATGGCCGGTCCCTTCCCCGATTTTGCGCCTCCAACGCCGATCGCGTCTCCGCTTTCGCTGGCGCAGGCTGGCGACCAATACAAGCGCATGCAGGCGTTGACGCCGCTGGACATTGGGACGGCACAGCTCAATTACGACAAGGCGCGGCAGCTCGCGCCGATTGACGTCCAGAAAGCCCAAACCGAATTGGGGGAATCGCAACTCCGCTTCGATACGGCGAACAAGCTGGCGCCGTACACGATAAAGGCCGCGGGGCAGAAGTCGGACACCGAGACCCAGGACTATCAAAACGGGCTTCTCGCGGAGGCGGCGCGCGCGGCGCAAGCGGCGGACCCGAACGATCCCAAGGCCCAGGCCGATATTTGGGACCAAAAGATGCAGGAGGCCGCCGATAAGGGGGTCAAGAACGCAAAGCAGTACATCGGCAATTACACGTCAAAGCTCGCGGAAAACGTGGCCGACACCTATGGCCCGCGGACCCAGGCCGGACAACGCCGTGGCGCCGATGGCACAAACAAGCCGGCGGCCGGATTCGATACCGACCAATACAGCCGTGCGATTGCGACGGCGCCGGCGCCAGCGGTTCAGAAGTCCTTGGAGACCTACAACAAGATCATTTCGGCTTTCGGGCGCGCCCAAACGCCGGAACAGCTCCGCGATGAAATCACTGAGTTGAAAACGGCCGGGGTGCAGATTCCGCCGTCGCTTGCCGGTCTCGACTTCAACCGGACGGACAAATTCAGCTACGCGACAAACCACGCGGCCGTCGACAAATTCCTCAATGAACAGGTTATCCCGCGCCGGGACATTCTGGCCGCGCGCGCCGCTGATCTTGAAGCCGCGCAATCCGGCCTCCCGGCCCCACAGCCCAAGCCGCTGTACGAGCCAAAATACGTTCTCTCCGGGACGCAACAGGGTACCGGCAAGGGCGTCTATGTCGAACAGACCTCGGGCGAGGAAAAGGTTGGTGGCAGTTCGCTCGGGCCCAAGCCGTCCGCGCAAACCTCCCTGTTCATGTATAAGCAGCAGGCTTGGCTCGCGACCCACCCGGGCGATGCTCAGGGCGCTCTCGATTATGCCCAGGGCAAGCGGACGCTTTCTCCCCAGGAAGTCCAGAAATACGCGATTACCCAGGCTTCGCGCGAACTGTACGACACGACACTTTCGGATCCGGGCTTTCAGCCGGAAGGCGGCCCCGAGGCGTGGATCAACAAGAAAGCGGCTGAGATTGCCGCTCAGATCACACAGGCAGGGCCTCCGGGAGCTGCGGCCCCGGGACCGGCGCGCGCGCCAATGTCCCAGGCCGATATGACGGCGTCGATCAATGCCGCCCGGACGGCGCTGCAGAAGCATCCTGATCAACGGGCGACCATTCTCAACCGCCTAAAGGCGGCGGGCATCCCGATCAACGGTCTCTGATATGGCCGTTATTACCTTCGACGACCTCGACGCCGCGGGGGGCTCTGATCAAACGGATGAAACCGGCGGCGCTGCGGCGCCTGACACGTCACAGGCGCCCGCACCGGCTGAGAGTGAGACCGGCACTCCGCCGGCTCCCGCGAAGCCTGCTGTCGTCCCTGCGGGGCTCCGCAACAACAATCCCGGCAATATCCGCGCGGACAAAACCAAGTGGCAGGGGCAGACCGGAGCCAACAAAGGCTTTGCGACCTTTGGCACTCCCGAGGACGGAATCCGGGCGGCTGCAATCAATCTGCAGGCCAAAGGTGAGAAGCACGGGCTGACTACTGTCGCCGGGATTATTGGCGACCCGAAAAACGGTTGGGCTCCTCCAAACGAGAACGACACGCCGGCGTATGTCGCCCAGGTGGCCGCGGAATTGGGCGTGAAGCCCGACGATCCTCTCGACCTCTCCGACCCAAACCTGGTCAATCAATTCCTGGGCGCCATCTTCACGCGCGAAAACGGTAAAAATCCGTACACGCCGCAACAGATGGCTACAGGCGTCAAACTGGCGACGGGCAAGGCCCCGACTGCTGGCGCTCCGGCTGCATCCGGCGGACCTATCACTTTCGATGATCTTGACGTTCCGAAATCCGGGCCGATCACATTCGATGATCTTGACCCGCCAAAGCCGACGTTTTGGCAGGGCGTCGAAAACTGGCTCACGACCAATCTCAAGTCCGGGAAAGGTCCGGGTGGCTCGGTGGCATCGCGCGGCATTGCGAATGTTGCTCAAGGCGAAACGGGAGAGTTGACGCCGTTTGAGGCGGACAAAAGCACGGCTGGCGCTGCGGTTCGTGGGTTCGTGGAAGGCGGAGCGCCATTCGGTGAAATGGGTAATGCAACCGTCGATTTCCTGCAGAAGATGGGCGTTGCTCCGACGCAGCAAAGTCTCACGGTCTGGAACGCGCTTCCGGGCTATCTGGCGACCACGCTCGGATATACCGGCGCTGAGGCAATGAACCTGATGGGCAGGGCCTTTGAGGGCGTCCTGCATGGCGGGGCTCAGGGCCTTACGAACGTGCTGACTGGCGCCGGGCTCCCGCAGCAGCAGGCACAGGACATTGCGCGCGACATATTCGGTGGCGCTGAGATTGAGGCCATGCGCGGCGGCCATCCGGAAGTCCCGCGCGTCGAAGTCCCGGATTGGGCAAAGCCGGTTCCCCCTGCAAAGCCACGCGCGGCGGCCCCTGCACCCAAAGCTCCGGAAGCACGTCCGACTCCGCCGGTGGATAATGGTCTCGGTGCAATCGGCCTCACGCGCCCCGGTGAGCCTCCTCCACCGGCCTCTGTCCTACCCCCTTCCGTCACACCCGCTCCACCGGTGCCCGGTCCTCCGCGCCCCGCGCCAGAGGTCACAGCGGCCCCACAAGGCGATGGCGGAATACCGCGGCGCGTAATTGGGGACGATGTTGCGGTGACGTCGACCGGGCGCGAAGTGCCGGTTCAGTATGCGGTGGTCGAAGCAAATCACCTGGTCCCGTCGCAAACGCTGGATGGGGTGACGAACAAGGATTTTCCGCCGGAGCTGCAGCCGCGCGACCGCTCGCGCGCCGTGAGCCAACAGCAGATCGCGACGATCGCGCAAAACCTAAATCCAAAACTGCTCGACAAGTCCGCCACAGCTACCGATGGCGCGCCGATTATTTCCCC